GACGCTTCAAGAACATCACTCTTAGTAAGAATACCAAGATAAGATGAGGCAACACCACGCTCCAAAGAAAACACACCGCTATTTTGGACGATGGTGAGGAGTTGGAGATTGGTAGCGTTAGCAACACCAGTATTCTTAACGACCAGCGTAAATTGGAGTTGGAAGTTACCAAGAGACCCCGGAGCGTAATAATCGTCTTTAAGTTCTATATCCTTACCGAATTCCAAGCAAAGAACCGAACCGCAAGTTTGAACCGGAGTAACAGAACCCCCACCAGCAGAACCGCTAAACTCAACCCACGACATATTGATACCATTTTCAACAGACATACGCCATAAATCCTGAGGAGTAGCAGACGACAGAAGACCAGCAGAGTTATTCCAGTTAAGAGAAATGGATTGAACCGCCATAAAGGCATCAGCGTCAGTAACTAAACGACTATCAACTGCCTTAGTAACGGCAATATAAATCTTATCGGGGATTTGGTTAAGTTGGAGGGAAGACGAACTGATGGTGGCGGAAGCACCGGTGTTAATAGTTCCAACCGACGAAACAAAGCGGGGGAGTTCGTAGTAAGGCACGACATTACGAGACGGCATAAGGTCGCTCGGGTGAGGAGTAAGGTATTGAAGAAGCAAAGTAGGGTCATAGATGCCTTCCATAGTAACAACAGGGGCACCCTCAAAACGACCAGCGAGGTTAGCAATACGAATAGCGGTAGTGATGTTAGAAGACGCTAAATTATACACGGCGTTAAGGTTTTGGATACCGTAAATACCCTGCCCTTCATCACCAGCGAAGATAAAAGGAGATACCATAACGGGTTCAGTAAGTTCAACATCATAAGTAACATTTCCAGTATTTCCTTTTCCGGGAATAGCATTACCGCCGACGAAACTGAGAGGAAGAGTTGCGCGAGGGGCGAGGTCGTTATCCATAGACAATCGGTTAAAACCTCCGTGAGGGTGGTTCAAAGCGCCGGTAGGAATAGTAGCGTAATCACCATAACTATCAAACATCGTAGGGGTCATACCATTATAGCGGTGGAGGTAACGCTTATCGTGAATACGAGTAAGAACCGCTAAAATATCACGGGTATTCTGTGAGATAGTGTTGTTGTTAATAGTCCATTGTGCCGAATTAACGAGTTGGTGAAATGGAAAAGGGGCAAACCCATCGGTATTTCCATAATCAAAAATACTCTCACCATCATTCGCAGGAGTAGCGGTAATCTTAAACCTCAACTTCATACGGAGAAGTGCTTGACGAGAAACGATAGTCTCTTGTGAGGGGACTTGAATGTTAAAGTTAATATTGCTTGTAAAAGGCGATGAACCGATAGCGCTATATTGAGAGCATGTCATATTAGCACCTCCCTTAATAACGGCATAACGGACAGCGTCAGTAACCATAAGTCTATCATCTTTGACTAAAACCTTTTGGAAATCCTGAGACATCTTTTATAATATAATATTATATTTTATTTTTATGATATTTTAATTTAATAAAAATAAAAAAAAGTTACTCATCGTAAATTTTAGATATAAATTCGTCTAAATCTCTACCATTTGCTCTTTTTAATGTCTCCTTTTTAAAACTTTTTAAATCTCCTTTATATTTTTTAAAATGAGTTAAAAAAGCAGTCGCCCAACGACCACAGGTTGCTACATTTTTATCATCTTTATCTTGATAATCATAATCGTTATAATAAACAGGGGTTTTAGTAATGCTAAACATTTTCGTTAAAATAGGTTCTTCTTGTTGTAATTCTACATTTTGCTCGGCACTATTCCACGATAAAGGCACATCGGGTTTATTACCATAACTATCAAAATAATAAATAGCGTCTTGACTTCTTGCTAAACTAACCCAGTGTCCTACATTTAAAGAACTTTCATACAAAATATAAATAACCTCTCCAACTTTTAACCACTCTTCAACGCTAACCCCTCTTGGTATTTCATTATACTTAACTATTTTAGCATTTGGAAAATATTTTTGTAAATCATCGTCGCTCATAGCGTCATAAATAATATCGTCGTCATCGTCGTCATCTTCGGTTTTATATTTTTTTCCTTTATAAACCCTAACTCCCCCTTCTAAATCCTCTAAATGTTTATATAACGATTTTAATTTCAAATTAGCATTTTTTTTAGTAGTGCCTTCCGGTATAAAATTATACTTAGTAACTTTATTAATTACGCTAAATTTTTTATTAGGAAGTTTAACAACCTCATACAACATTTATAATTATATAATACCTATATTTTATAAAAACCCCTAAAATATCCTTAATAATAGATTGAGTTAGGGAAGTTAGGGAAGTTAGGGTATTTTTTTTAATAAAACCCCCCCTACCCTATTTTTTTTTTAATTTTATCAGGAGGGGGTTATAAGGGGTTCGTAAAATACGCTAACCTCCCTAACCTCCCTAACTTCCAATATTAATTTTAAATTAGATTTAGAAGAAAAATAAAATGTAATAATTAAAAATAATATTATATTACTATATTATAATAATGTCCTCATCACCCGACCATTTATACTTAGATTTGTCTATTGTTAATAATGATACGACAGGCGAACAACAAATACCTTTAAATTTTAGAGAAACCCGAACTAATCCTATTTTGGATAATCCAAGCAATTATTTTATGTCGGTTGCTCGGTTCCATGTTGATACAGCAGGATACTCTCTTCCTATATTTATGCCTAAACTTTTGTTAGATGGTGTTAATACTGATGTTAATAAAACCGCTTATTCTGTATCTATCGCCAAAGTTAAAGAAGATGCTACGGGTATCACAAACTTAGCACAAGAATATATAAGTTGGTCTCCACAAGATAAGACAACGCAACCTCCAAAAGAATTTTATGGTAATACTGTTGTTAATACGAATATTACTTTAACTATGTCGCAACAACAACAAATACCAACACTCCCAAGCAATTTTACTCAATATTTTTTTCAAAGTATTACACAAACTCCTCCTAATTCTTTACCTTCTAATCCGGAAGCGTGGGATATTGTATCATCATCAACTCCTTTAAGTATTAACACTAAATATACATGGTTTTCAAGTGACTGGGATACCACCCTCTTAACGCCTTATATTTATGCTAATGAAACTGATAAAAATTTGACATGGGGTTCAAACGGACAAAATCAATATATTAAAATAGGTGGAGGGACATTTACATCATCTGTTGATGGAAGCACATATAACAGTTCGGTTATTGGTGATTTACAATATTTACCAACCTACGACACGGTAAGTGACTATGACGCACTTAATGAATATTATTCTAATATAACAATTACAGCAAGTATTGACGGAATTAATACATATACCGGTTTGAAAATTTTGCCGTTTGATTTTAACGAAAAAGGGTCTAACGCAGTAAATAGAAACTCATTACCACAAGGAACTGGTTTCTATCCCCCTCCATCTCCACCGGACGCACAATATATTACAATTTTTATTACAGATAGTGAGGGATACAATCCATTTCCCGGTATCCCTACAAGTCTCGCTTATATAGAAATATATAATACTAATTTAAACCAAGGAAACGGAACAATTGAAGTATTAAGCGAAGAACATAGTAGTAATGCTTCTACGACAATTACATTTAAAAATCCTGTTATAAATGATAACCAATTAGGGTTATGGAGGACTGATGGTTTTTCCGCAAGACAAATACCAACAACCCCTCCCCCTGATTATTTCAGGTGGGAAATACTAAACATAGCGTTTAATCCATCACTATCAACATTAAACGCACAAGATTACTCAACTGGATATTACACCTGTTTTACTCCTGACTGGTGGATAAGTTTAGTTAATAAATCCATAGCATCAGTTTTTAATACAAGCGTAACGGCGGAAACTGGTGTCCCTGTGACACAATCACCGGTGCTTACATTAGACCCTATTACTAATAATATTACATTATTAACCCCTTCTACAAGTTGGGTAGATGCTAATGATGGAAATAAAACGAAGTATGTTAATTTTGCCGTTAGTGAGAGTTTAGCGTCCGGTAATATTTTACAAATAGGCGGAGGAGTAGATAAGTATGTAATCTTTTTTAATGAGAGTTTATACTCATTATTTTCTTCTTTTAACTCCGCTCGGTTTGGAAGAAAAGCAACGACGACTTATTTTGATGCTCCATCACAAGCAGTTATAAACGGAAACCCCGAGGGCGTTGGTATATTAGCATACCAAATAATACTCCTTAATAAAAACGAAAGTAATTTATCAACATTAAACGGAAAGAACTGGTATTTTAATCCAACTATGTATAGTCCTGTCCCGATGTGGTCTCCTATACAATCCATCGTATTTTCAACCTCATTACTTCCTATACAAGTAAGTATGACGAACCCTCCGCAGGTTTATGGTTCAAGTATATACGACCAAACATTTAAAGAGGAAGGTGGTAATAACTCACAAATTAGCACGATGATTAGCGATGTATCAGTCCCTTTAACAAGTGGAAATGAATATAAACCGACTATAACTTATGCTCCAAGTGGAGAATATAGAATGATTGATTTGTTAGGAAACTCTCCGGTAAATCAAGTAGGGTTCGCCGTAGCATTTAAAACAAAGTTAGGAGATGTAATACCGTTACGATTAGGCGTGGGTTGTGGAGCATCAGTTAAGTTATTGTTTAGGCGAAAACGATTTAATTTAGGAAATGTAGAACCTTATGATACAAATTAATAAAAACAAAAATTTAATTTAAAATAATATATATAAAAAAATAAAATATATTATTTAGTATATATAAACAAAGATGACTGATGAGACGGAAATAAAACAAGGTGTAAATAATGAAATAGAAGAAATAAAACCCTGTGAGGTATGTGGTAAGGAAATGGCGGAAGAAGATGTATTTTATAAAGAAGGATTGTTAAATCCTGTTGATGAAGAAAAAAAAAACCAAGAAGAAATTAAGTATTATTGTAAGGAGTGTGTTGAAGGCGACGAAACTCTTACATTAAGGTCTAATGAAATGATAAGAAAATTTATGTCTATAATTATTAAGAATACAACTAAGGAAGAGCATGTAGAAATTTTAGAAGAATTGAAGAAAGAAAATATGTCTAATTATGAGTTAGTGAAAGATATGTTTGAATAAACGCACATAAAACTAATATATTTTCATAAACATATATATAGATATATAAAAATATATGTATGAATGTATATATTTTTATTATTTAGTTATATTTTCGTAAGAAATTTACATAAAAATTAATTTTTATATGTTTTTTTATAGGAAATATATTTTTTTATCGTGTTTTTATGGTTTTATACATATATTTTCATATATCTATATATATGTTTATGAAAATATATTAGTTTTATGTGTGATTATTAAAAGAAATCACTATTATATAAATGTTGTTCGTCCATTTCATAAGCGTCGCCTTTCATAACTGCTGAATACACGCGAGAAATTCCCCACTCAGTAGCGCTCTTAATATGAGACCTTACGCTTTGAGGGTTACTATAAAAAGCGCCCTCACCTTTTTTTTGAATTTTTTTTAAACCTTCCAAAGCATAACCAGTAATATCGCTTATCTCTTTTAATGAATGAGGTTCGTTTAGGGGGAAACCGAATTTTTTATTAAATTGTTGTTTATAGGTTAAACTGCCTTTTCCTTCTATTCCATCATCAACTTTAAAAAATCGTCCTATAATATAATCTAACGACGATTTTATTGTTGGTAAGTTCCAAAGGAGGTATCGTGACCACCACCCCGCCGTTGCTATACCATTTTTAGTCCAGTCCTCTCTTGCTCTATGTCTTGTTAAATATTTTTTTTTTCGTTCTTTATCTTTATGTATAGTATAATCACTTGCTCCTGCCTGACCGAACTTTATAGTTTTTTTTCTGCCGGTGTCTTCATTAAGTAATACAACCTTATATTTTTTTTTATCATTTTCTAATTTTGTTAATTCTAATAATCTATAAGACATCACTTATATAAATATAACAGATTTTTTTTTTAGAAAATAAATATTTAGGCATAATTTTTTTTTATAAACATATATTATATAAATATGGAAGAACATATAACTAAAATCATAAACGATAAGAAAGCGGATTTATCTAAACTAAGCATTAAGACTTATGCTAATGCTGTTAATAAAGTTATGGAGTTAATAGGTAGTGATAGTATTAGCGACCTTATTACAAAAGCAGAGGGCGTTATTAAAACATTAAAAGAAAAGTATGAAAAACCTAATACAATTAAAACTAAGATAGCATCTATTATCGTGTTGTTAAAATGTATTAATGTTCCTAAAAAGATGAAGAAGATTTATGATGACGCTTTACAAAAGTATTCTAAAATAATTGAAACTCTTACAGGTGATATTAAGAAGGATTTAAGTGATGGTGAGAAGACTGAGAAGATGAAAACGAATTGGATTACTAAGGAAGAAGGAGATGAGTTAAAACAGAAATTACGCTCATTAGTTCCTACTGAAACTAAAAGCACGAAAGACCTTACGAATTTTAGAAATTATGTGTTGTATTTATTGTATGAAGATTTGCCTACTCGTAACGATTTAGCAGATAGTAAGATAGTTTATTCTACGCCTTCTAAGTTTAAAGAATTAAACGACGAATATAATTATATCGTGTTAGAGAAACGAAATAAGAAAATAAAATATATTTTAAACAATTATAAAACGGCGAAATCATACGGGCAGAAAGTTATTCCTTTAAATGATGAGTTGTATAATACTATGGTAGCGTATAAAAACGCCGTAGATAAATATAACGGCGGACAATCTTGGGCGTTCTTAAACAATAACGCGACTGAAAAATTATCACGAAATAGGTTAGGTGTTGTTTATAAGAATTTAGGCGACCATATTGGAAAAAAATTAGGGACGACATTAAACCGGCATTTAGCAGTAAGCAGAGTTGTTCCATTAGACAAAATGAAAGAATTAAGTAATAAGATGGGTCACGATATTAGCGAACAGGTTGGGGTTTATGCTAAAACCGATTAAAGAAAAAAAAATATATTACATTATAATAATGGATAACGATGATTATTATGATGAATGTGGATATTGTGGGTTTATAATTGATATAGATGAATTGACTGACGATAATTTTTATAATAATGTTTTTTATTGTGATAGTTGTGCCGATTTAATTAAAACTGCCGATTAATCATAAACGCTTTTTCTAATATATCATTACATAATAGGCATATATTATTAAAGTGATATCTTTTTCCTAATCTCATATAAATTCTGTCTAATAAACACTCATAATAATCATAACATATAGAACATCTCCTCGTCGTTATAGGCGGTTGTATCATTCTTGACGAATACATTATATATATTATATATTGTAAAAAGTTTTTTAATTAAATTAATTAATAAACTAATTTAAAGAAATAATATATATAGTAATTATAAATGGAAGATAAAAAGGGAGAAGTTAAGATAAAACAAAAGAAAAAGGCAGATTACTCGTTAGGGAAGATTTATGCTATACGCTCACCTCATACTGAGTTCTATTATGTAGGTAGCACGACAGAAAAATATTTATCTCAACGATTAGTAAGACATAAAAGCGATTATAAGAGTTACATTAATCAAACAAATAATAAAGGTTATTTATATAGCAGTTATATTATAGAGCAGGGGGATGCTTATATAGAATTATTAGAAAATTTCCCGTGTAAAGATTTACACGAATTAAAAGCACGAGAAGGTCATTACATTAGAGAAGGCGGTGATTTAATAAGTAATAAATATATAGCAGGTGGTAAAAAATATTAAATGATAAGTTAGGGAGGTTAGGAAGGTTAGCGTATTTTTATAATCCCTTATAACCCCTTCCTGATAAAAATAAAAAAAAAATACCCTAAGGGGGGGGTTATTAAAAAAAATACCCTAACTTCCCTAACTTCCCTAACCCGACCGATTATTTAGGGGGTTTAGCAATATATTATACAATTAATATATAATGTATTGTGGATTATGCGGGGTTTATATAAATAATGATATTACTTATACTTATCAGGGGATTATATGTTGTGTTATATGTTATGAATTAATTGACGATTTTAATTATTATTAATATATAATTATACAATTTTTTTTATATAACTATATATTATAATAAAATGCCGTATGATACTCCTTATAACCGAATGATTGCTAATAATCAAAATGCTTCTAATAAAAGATATGCGGATTACCATGCTTATTCTAATGAAGTATATAACTCATCTCTTCCATTTAGCGAAGTTCATAAAGAGTTACGATTGCCTCACCGCCGTTTTGTTCCTTTTCGTAATGTCATCTCTAATTACGACGGAGGTATTACTAATCGTAATATGGAGGGAAGTATTGGCGTTTTAGGTCGTTCGTCTGTTATAGGCGAAGATATTAAACGGAGTGTTGGAAAAGGGCATTGTGGTTGCGCTTCGTGTGGTCTTCATAAATGCTCGTGTATGAATATTGGAGGTAAAAAGACCGGCGGGTTTTTTCCTGCTATTTTAGGCGCCATCGCAGCACCATTTATAGGAAAGGCGGTTGATGCTGTTGCTGATAAAATAGGGTTGGGTGATAGAGATAGTAGTGACGATGAAGGAGATTACGAAGACTACCAGCAGTTCGTAGAAGGGTCAAAAAAGGCAAAATTACAAGACGCTCAAAAAAAAATGAGAGAACAACAAGCGCGACAACAACATTTAGCGAGGTTAGCGAGAGAACAAGACGCTCAGGAAGGTATATATAATGCGGTTGAACGAATTAGAATTGATAGTGGTAGTTCAAGCGGTAGTGAAGGAAGTAGGGAAGAAAACCCCGTAAGTCAAGGAAGACGCCCTCCTCCAAGAGTAGATAGGTCTAAGAAACCTGCTCCAAAGGTAGATAGAACTAAAAAACCAAAAGGTAAAGGCGATAGTAGCGAAAAGAGTGTAACTAAAAAGCGGGGTCGTCCTAAAAAGACGATAGGTGGTTCTGTGTTGGGTAGTCCAAGTAACGACCCTGTTAATAAAGGTAAAATTAGTGAGTTTAAAGGTAAAGGTAAGAAAGGGGGGCAAAAATATATGAAATCCACCGGTCTCCACTGGGAAGGCGCTACACTCGGCGCTGGTAAGGAAGTTGAAGGGGATATTAAGGAAGTAATGGTTGCTTCCAAGAAAGGAAAGGGTAAGAAAACTGGTAGTGCTTTATTTAAAACTGCTCCTGTTGTGCCGTTAGATGTTAAAAGCGGAAATCCTCCAACAGAAGAACAAATTGAAGGTATCCACGATTTTAAAGAGGAACCGATGGGTATGGGTAAGGCGAAGAAAGGTAAGAAAACTGGTGGTATGCTTAAAAGTGAGATGAAGGGTAGCACATTTAGCGGAGGTGCTAAGACGAAGAAGGCGAACCCGTGGATAGAGCATGTTAAAGCATACGCGAAGAAACATAATGTAAAGTATAGCGAAGCAATTAAATTAGCAAAAGCGAGTTATAAAAAAAAGTAAAATAAATAAATAAATGATTATTTAGATTATTATTTTATATTTAGATAGTATATAATAATGAGTTTAAGACAAAGACAAATACGAGAAGTTTTAGATGAAGACCTTAAATTTTATAGAGAAGTTTATGCTCGTGAATTAAAACAAGCGAAATTAATGAACGAGGTTTATGCTCCTCCTTCCCGATTTGAACGCCGAGTTGCTTTTCAGTTAGACCAATATTTTATTAAATTACAGCGTTATGTAGATGATGTAGTTAATGCTTTGGTGTCCGGTGATTATACTGAACGAGGTGTTAAAGATATGTTATATACATATCAAGAACTTATTACATATTTAGACACTTACATATCTCACGCTCCATTAAATCAACGAGATATCGCTGTTATTGAGAATAAGTTTGATGCTATTTCCCCTTCTATTGAAGAAGTATCAGGTTACGCTATGGCGTTAGGTTGGAAAAGTTCTAAGTTAATTGATGAGTTGAATGAAAATTTAACATACAGAACTTATCGTCCATTATCTTTAATTCCACAATCAACTAAACAAGTAAGTAAAGAAATGATGGAAAGCGGATTTAATAACCCCGTTCAAGGATTAGACCGACGAGAACAAGAAGGGTTTTATATGGATACTGATGCCGAATTTGTTGATGATGAGGAAGAAGATAATGAAGTTAGTGATTTAGATGAGATAGAAGAGAGAATTGATAGTATGGAAAAACGAACACCACGAAAGAAATTTGAAAAAACAAGGGGAGAAATACCGGAAAGACCTAAAAACCGAAAGGAAGCACAAGAATACATTAAAAAAATACCGATTAAAGAGTTTAAAGAATTAGCGAAAGAATTAGGATTTTTAGATGAACTTATTGCTAAGAAAACGACTTCCAGTTTGAAATCACGACCTACATTAGAGCAGATGCTACAAATGTATATTTTGAAAGAGCAAGGGATTAAAACCATGCGACCAGTAGAAGCGACCCCTGAACCTGCGAATGTTTTAGAAGAGGAGGGAGAAGAACTTTTAGAAGAAGAAGAAGAAGAGGAAGAGGAAGAGGAAGTTGAAGGAAGTGGTGTTTTAAACTTACCAGCATTCTTTACAAAATCTAAAAAGAAGGAGGGGAAGTCTCAAACAGATAGAATTAAAAGTCATATGAAAGAAAAAGGAAGTGGAAAAAGCGAAGATATGAATGGTGGTTTTTTATTACGATTTTTAAAAAAATCAAAAAAAAAGATAGAAGATATGGAGGGGGGATTTAGAGACCATATGAGAAAAAATCTGAGATTTACGGGAGAACAATCTATAAAACCTAAGATTGAAGAGGTTGCCAGGGAAGAAGCAAGAAAAACCGTGAGAGAACATCCTGAGATGTCTAAGTGGTTTGGTAGTGGCGAAAGCGAAGATATGATGTTTGGAGCACCAGCGGGGCAGAAGAAGGCGATGAAGTTACGCCCTATGGATAAACAACCAGTTCATTTTAAAACACAAGACGAACGAGGAGAAAAAGGTTTATCATTAGAAGACCGAATGTCTTTTCTTAATCAGTTAGAAACTCAACCAATTAAAGAAGAATTAAAAATAAATAATACATCAACTTATAAAAAAAGTATTGCTGAAAAATATAAAAAATTATCTAAAAAGTGAAAGAGACCTCTTTGAGTAGTTAGGCAGGTTAGGCAGGTTAGCGTTTTTTTCCAATCCCTTTAAACCCCCCCTTAATAAAATTTTAAAAAAAAATAGGGTAAGGGGGTAGTTATTAAAAAAAATACCCTAACTTCCCTAACTTCCCTAACTTATTATAAGGAGGTTTATAGGGGGTTTAGGAGTTTTTTTGTTAGTTAAATAAATATAGTATTATATATATATATATATAACTATTATGGCGAATAGACAGCACAGAGCGTTTAGATTTAGATTAACACCGGATATAGCAGAACGACTACACCAAAATAGAAACTTTGATTTTGATAGTTTTATAAATAATATGATAAGAGAAGCAGGACAACATATATCAGGTGAAGGACATGTCCCTCCTGATATGATAAGAGAATTCCTTACGAGGGATATACGAGACTTAGGAAATTTAAATGAATTAACTTTTAATAATAGAGTTGCCTTGTTAAATGATTTGCGTGATAATATACAAGCATTAGACAATAATAACGATAATTTAATAGCAGATAGTTTTATAAATAATGGTTTATTAGAGCAACTTTTTGATATAATAATGAATAGAGAAGAAGGATTAAACCAAGAAATACCATCTCCGCCAGTTACACCACCTCCCTTCCAATTACAACCTCCACCATCGCCTCCACCACCACCCGAATTTCAGTTATTAGACCCACCACCTATACGACCCCGTCGTTTAGATTTTGACGATGATGATGACGAAGAAGAACAACCGCCTTTACGACGACCTCGTTTGGACGGAAATGGTGATGTAGTCCCCGATGTTGAGGAAGAATTAGATATTTTAAGACGAACTCCTGAACCGGTTGAATTAGAACAAATAGTCCCTCTTAATCCTAACCAAACACTCCAAACACAATCCCTACTTCTACCTGCTGGCGTTAGCGTTGATGATTTACAATTACAAAGACAAGAAGAAGAAGAAGAAGAAGAAGAAGAAGAAGAAGAAGAAGAACGGCAACCTTTACAACCCCGTCGTTTAGATTTTAGCGGATTAGAAGGAGACGGAAGAAGGTATGATAATTTTAGACCTAAACGATTAAGGGGTTATGGTAACATACCGATAGAACAAACTATTATGGAATATATTGACGAATATGCTGATATGTATGGAGTTCATATTAATAGACAAGCATTAATAAACAGAATATACGAATTATTAGAACTCGGGTTAAACTCTAATGAAGTTATATTAAGAATTAGACAAGAATACGATTTATTCGGTGAAAACGAAGAATTTTAAATTAATTTTTTAAAAAATTGAAACGCTTTTTCGGTTAGGTTCTAAGTAATAACTAATTTAGGATTATTTTAAATTAATTATTAATATAATTTAAGATAAATTAATAATTAATATAATTTAGGAAAAAAAGTATTTTAATAAAATAATTTTATAAATTAATTAAAAAATTGATTTATAAATTAATAATTAAATTAATTTAAAGATAATATTATCTTATAATATATTATAATAGAAAATGGATAAACTTACTAAAAAAACGAGCGTTTTAGACAATATTACTCTTTATGAACCCGTTGATGAAACTATGTTAAATCTATTAATTAATAGCACTATATTACAGAAAGAAAAAAAAATTAACGGAGAGTTTAAGGAAGACGAACGGATTTTATTAGAAAAGTATAAAAAAAAAGTTAGTAATGGTGGTAAAGGGGAAAGCAATTCTTACGCGACTATTAAATACGCGAGAAAAATTAATTTTGGAAGGGTTTATGCCGATAAAGGCGTTGGGTTGGTATTTATGAGAAGCGTTGTAAGACATACCTTAGCGAAAGCAGTAGGGTTAATAGACGCTGATGTAAAAAATTGTCACCCTGAACTCGTAGTCCAAATATGTAAGGAATTAGGTTATAATGTATCGGCGTTAGAGCAATATGTTAAAACCCGAGAAATGTTCTTAAAACGAATGGTAGAGGAAATTAAAACTATTAATAGAGAACAAGCAAAAACTCTTCCATTAAGGTTGATGTATTTAGGAACTCTCCAATCGTGGGCGTGTGATGAGGGTGTTGATTTACATGATATACCCTTATGGTTGATTGAATGGAGTGATATTATTATAGACCAATTAACTAAATTCGCTAATCATATTATACAGAAAAACCCGAAATTAGTTAAAGAAGTTGAAAAAGGAACTCACGACGCGAGTTGGAATAAAACGAGCGCGGTTTTATCAACTTACTTACAGGAATACGAAAATCAAGTATTAGAAACTATATATACTTATTGCGTTAATAATGGTTATATTAAAGACGGGATTGCCGTATTATGTTATGACGGGATTATGATTATGGATAATGACAAAAAGGAAGAGTTACTAACCGAGTTTAGTAAGGTTGTTTTAAAAGAACTCGGTTTTAAATTAGAGTTTGTTTTAAAGGGTTTAGATAAAGCATTAAGTAAGGAGGATTTACTAAAATTACAGATTACAGACGATTTATTGAATAAAGAAAAATTGTCTAAATTTGACGGCGAGTATTTTAGTTCATTATCTAACTATAAGTTTAAAAAATTATATTTTGAAAAGTTTGTTTGTAAGGTTTTACGACCTGAACCTTTATTTGTATATATTGAAAATGACGGCGAAGATAAAGAAGAGCATTTATGCTTTTATACTAAGGGGAAAATAGATGAGACTTTTAATCATCTAAAAACCGGCGAATTAGATATTTTTGGAAATCCTGAAAAGTTTATAACGAGATGGTTAAACGATGAAACGATAAGATGTTATAACCGAATGGATTTTATACCTTATAACGATAGAGAACCGATAGATAATAGCATATTTAATCTGTTTAGAGGATTTAATCCTAAAACGAAAAGCATTTATGATAAGAGTAAAGCAGAAAAAATATTAAAACCCTTCCACGATTTAGGTAGAGAATTGTGCGGAGGCGATAAAGAGCATTACAATTACTTAAATTGGTATATTGCGGATATTTTCCAAAATCCCTATAAAAAAAATCCTATTGCCTTTATAATTAAAGGAAAACAAGGGACGGGGAAAAATATGTGGTTAGAAGGGGTTGGTAAAGCGTTAGGTGCTCATCATTATATTACGAGTAGTAATCCTAAGGACTTCTTTGGAGAATATGCCGAAGGGTTTTACCATAAACTATTAGTTAATATGAATGAATGTGAAGGAAAAGACACATTTGATTTTGAGGGGAGGATTAAATCGTTTATTACGGAAGATACGATTACTCTTAACAAAAAGTTCCACTGCCCTATTAGTATTAAGAATTTGGCGAGGTTAATTATATTTACTAATAAAACGAACCCTATACCGATTGATATTAAAAGTAAGGATAGGCGATATGTAGTATATAATACAACCGAGCATTATTTACAAAAAAAATACGGAAAAGAGTTTTGGACTAAACTTAAAAAACATATACAAACCGAAGAATTTATAGCATGTTTATACGATTACTATAATAATTTTGATTTAAGCGGATTTTCGTCTCATAAACGACCTATTACTAAGGCGTATATTGATATGTGTAAGTTATATGTGCCGACCGAAGTATTATTTATAGCGAATATGATAGAGAAGGCGAAAGACGAAGATGTTACGGAATGGAATATTTGGAATGCGAAGGGACAACCCGCTATGGATTTACCTGATGTTAAAATTGTTAAATGGAGGGACGAGGGGATTACCGGTGAAAAGTTATACGAGGATTATGTAGAATTTTGTAAGAAGTTTGGATTTGTTAAAGAAGGAAGTTCTTACCAAAAACATATTAAATCATTTTATAGTAAGTTAAGCGAGTTAGATTTACCAATACTCTTATATAAACCACAAAATGTTACTAAGTATAAATTTGACGCTAATGAAGTATTAAAAATAATGAAAGAACGAAAATGGATTGATATAAATGAAAGCGATATATTAGACGAAGTAGTAGATGACGAAGGCGAAAGTTTTGATGATTATTTTGAAGTTTAAAAAAATAAAATAAAGATAATATATAAGATAAAAAAATAAGTAGTTTTTTTTTATTATTATAATATTGTTAATATATATTATAATATGGAAGGATTAGATAAAATGACACCTAAGTTAATTGAGACATTATTTAACGAGTTAAGACCTGAAAGAAAAAGAGAAAAACTGCCTAAAAGTGTTATTGATAAAGTAATAAAAGATATTAATAAAATTAAAAAAATACCTTACAAAAAAAAGGATTGGAAAGATTTATTTTGGAGCAAAAATCCTTATGAAAATAATGGAGCATTAACAATAGATATACCAAGAGTAGAAATTAAAGAAGTTAAAAATAAAGATTGGAAAGGAAAGGTAGTATTTTATACACCTGAACGATGTGTTAAAGAAGGTTTTAAATTTATAAATAAAAGTTGTGTTATTACTCATAATGGAGAAATTTTAGCAGTATATATTAAAGGAGAAACCGATGATGCTGTTAATGTTGCTGTTAAAAGTTTAAGAAGAATGATTGATAAAGTAGAGGTTTATTATCCGGTTAAAGAAAAAACATTTTACTCAGGATTTAAACTTACAAGAGGAAGTGCGACTGAACGAGAAAAAAAGGAAGCAACCTACCAAACACAATCAAGAAAAGAAAAAGACAAATATCAAGGAAAGAACTGGTTAGATGGAATGATAAAATATTTTAAAGGAACATCAGGAGGTCATACAGGAACAATAGTTACTTATCAACCGAGAGAAGTAGATGCGATAAAGGATAAAGAATTTTTATACGATTTAGTATATTCTTATGGAGCATTACACGAATTAGAAAAAAGATACTCACCAGCAATAGCAAATTATAGATACGAATTAGCAAAAAACGCTAATTTTCCTTCTGCTTTTCCTAATTTTCCATTAGAAAAACACCCCGCTACAACATGCGGTTCATCAGTAGATTTTGCTTCTGCTATACATAATGATAGTGGTTTAGAAGGAGTTACAGAAAGTATTATTTGGAATAAATGCCGTGAAGGAGAACACCAGTTTTTCGTATCACCGGATATTAAAATAGTGTTTGATTTATCTAAGGATAATGCGTTGATATTACAACCCCCTAAAATTGCACACGGGACTATAAACACAGGTAATCACGGGGGTATTGGTATTGTTAATATTACTAAGGAAAATTTAGTTAATGAAACAGAACTTAATAAATTATATTATTCTTTACATAAAAAGTATAGTAACACTCATTAATTAATTTAAGGTTAGGGAAGTTAGGGAGGTTAGCGTATTTTTTTTAATATCCTCCCCCCTTAGGGGTATTTTTTTTTATTTTTTGTAAGGTAGGGTAAAAAGCGATTGGAAAAATACCCTAACCTCCCTAACCTTCCTAACCTAAGGTTTAAATTAATTAAATTTAGAAGTTTAAAATAATATTTTTAGGGATTTAAACTTTTAAATTAGAGAGATTTTAATAAATTAATTATTTAAAAAAGTTAAACTTTTAAATTTAGGAAGTTTAAGTTTTATATATTATTAATATTAAATTAATAATTAAAATAATTTAAAAACATTTTTTTATATGTATATAATATAAAGAAATGAGTGAAGGGCATTATGAAAACGACCAAACAGAAAAGAATGAGATGGATATTCTAAAAGAGAGGATACAATCTTTAACGAAAGAGTTTATGTCTAATGGTATTTATATAGAAGACAACGGCGTTTATAAGAAAGAAAGTTCAACCTCTCTTACATATAATCCATCTAATAATACATTAGAAAATATTAAAAGATTAATGAAAGAAATACCTTTACTTTTTCAAAAAAATAAAAAGGAAAAAAAATATTGGAATACGAATAGTTATACCGGTAAAGAAAAAGTTGAAGAATGGCGGAAGTATAAAGAAGAAAGTGAAACATATACACCTCACGGAGATTTTATTATTGCTATGCTATTACTCGGGTATGAGTATAGGAAAAATTATGAAAAGAAATATCCACAGATGACTTTTAATGCTACTTACAGAAATATTATGAAATATACTTGTGAATGTGGTTTAGAATTTACAAAGGCAACTGAAATACAACATAAGAAATCTATATTACATAAGACCATTATGAAGCGTATTAATAACGCTATTATTAAAGAAATGGAAAAACCGATAGAGATTAATGAAGAGAATTTTTAAAAATTAAATTATTTGTATAACATATATGAAAGAATTTAATAAATATATGTTATTCTATACATCATTACAATTAATAGGCGTTGTTGGTATAATAGAGTTTGATAAATGGACTAAAAAAAATTTAAAAAAAAATAATAATTAATTTTAAATTAATTTTTAAAATAATTGAAATGGATTTAGGGAATTCTTAAATTAATAATTATAATAATTTTAAATTAATTAAAAAATTAACTTAAAGATAATATATTTAGTATATATATAGAAGAGAATGGCGTATTTTAAACATTTAATACCTTCCACCGAAACTCATAAAAAGTGTAAAACTGCTTATGATGCCTTAGAAAAACAAAGACGAGTAGCATGGGCGAAATATTACGAACAGGTAGGTTTAGAAGCGGACAGAGCAACTATAATCGTTCAGTTTGCTAATGTAGGAAAAGATGATAATAAAGACAACCGACCTGATACTATACCTAAACATATTACGGATGAAATGTATGAGATGGCGTGTGAGTTAAGAAAAAAATATGAGTGTCCTTGTTGTTTAGAACAGGTTAATAAAGAAACTATTAAAATGTCTTACTGCGGTCATATTTATTGTAAGAATTGTTTTGAAGAAGTTAAGAAACAAAATGACCCTAAATGTGCTATATGCCGAAGTAAATTATAAATAAATTATAAATAAATTATAAATAAATTAACAAATAATTAATTTTAAATTAACAAATAATTAATTTTAAATTAATTTTCTAAAAAATTGAAACGCTTTTTCGGTTAGGTTCTAAGAGTAACCCAAGACAACGAATAACTTATTACAATTAACGGCGGAGCAACCGGTAAAAAAAAACGAAAGAAATTTTAAAAATACATAAAGATTGTGTGAGAGCGTCAAAAAATTGAAACGCTTTTTCGGTTAGGTTCTAAGAGTAACCCAAGACAACGAATAACTTATTATAAAATGGATAACCAACAAGAACAACAAGAACAACAAGAACAACAAGAACAACAACAACAATCTATCATTAAAAAAATAAAAATCACCAAAAGAAAATTAAAGGTTAATAAACCGGTTGAAGAGGTTAAACCTGTTGAAGAGGTTGAACCTGTTGAAGATGTTGAACCTGTTGAAGAGGTTAAACCTGTTGAAGAGGTTGTATCAAGTGTTTTAAAACCTATATTGAGTGATATACAAAAAAAGGCAGAAGAAATCCAACAGCGTATTAAAAAAAACGGCGGTTTATTACAATATTATTATCAGTATTGTAATGATATGTGTGATATTAAAACTTTTATGACGATTAGTAATGGTAAGAGGGTTGTTATTAAAACATTATATAAACTAAATTATAAAAACCCTAATCTCCCTTACGACGAAAGTTACAGAAACCAATATTTTAGTATGAAGAGTTTAAAGAAGGGTTATAAAATAGAAGGCGATGAAGAAGGTGAAGATGAAGTTTTAAAAACGACTAACATAGGACAAAAAAAAGTAGAAGGTTGTTTTACCGGCATTAAGCGTAAGGAATTGAGATTTGTTATGGTAGATAATGGTTGTGAAAATTCTGTTGCTTTTAAAATGAATTACAATCAACGAGTAAAGTGGTTGATGACCGCTGATTATGATAAGGAAGATGGCGAGGTTTGGAAAGGGTGGTTGGAGCGCTACGAACGCCAACAGAAAATTTTGGAAGAAAAAAAGAAGAAGGCAGAACCAAAGAAAAAGGAAGAACCAAAGAAAAAGGAAGAACCAAAGAAAAAGGAAGAACCAAAGAAGAAGAAGGCAGAACCGAAGAAGAAGGAGGAAGAACCGAAGAAGAAGGAGGAAGAACCGAAGGAGAAGGAGGAAGAACCGAAACCTAAAAAACAAAGAATATACAAAAAAAAGAAGGGTGCTATTATTGAAGAGGAAGAGGATAAACCTAAACCCCTTAAAATTTGGGGATTTGTAGGCGACGAGTTTAACGATACATTACCTAATTTTATGAAAACCGATGACCCTTTGTTGTTTAAAACCGTGTGGAATTTAAAGGGTTATAATGTTGAATTCGGGTGTAAATGCCGGACATTTTACGGAGATTATGACTTATACGAAAATTGTTGCCCTGAAAAAAACTAAATGCTGAAAGATAGTAAGCAAATAAACGATTAAAAAAAAAATAAAGGTGATATTATCACTTTTTTTTATGTGATGTAATTATATATACAAATGGCGGTAGAAACAACAATAGCATTAATATTATCTGTAATAGCAGGGTTAGGTCATTTTGTAAAGGAAAGTCATATTAAAAAATGTGATTGTTTATGTATTAAGAGCGATTGTCACGAAAATAACATAGATAAAGAATTAGAAAAATTAATGAGTAAAATAGATAAAAATAGAGCAAAGATAGAAACATTAAAAAAGAAAAAAGATAACCATACACCAACATCCCCCTCGTGTTCTTCGTTAAATGGATTAGAAATTTTTACAGAAAAAACAACGGAAATTTAACAAATGAAAAGAGACCTCTTTAAGCGGTTAGGCAGGTTAGGCAGGTTAGGGTATTTTTCCAATCGCTTTTTACCCCCCCTTACAGAAAAAAAAAAAAAATACCCTAAGGGGGGTGGTTATTAAAAAAAATACGCTAACTTCCCTAACTTCCCTAACTTAATTATTACTAAGGGGCGTTTATACTTCAACATCAGTATTTACTTTAACTTCCTTTTTCTCCTGTAATCCGTCTATAACACATTCGTCTATATACTTATTATCTTTAATGAGTTGTATGTTATTAAGTAACTGATTGTTAATTTTTGAATTAGAATTTATGATAATGTAAATGAAACTCGCTAACGAATTTAAACCAACACCAGTCCAACTAAGATAAGGATTTGAGTATGCTTGACCGATTGAAACAGAAAATACCCCGCATGTTTGAAATAAATAAAATAAATAAGTTAAGTATTGATTGCCGGTATTAAGACACGAGCGTTGCTTAATAAACCCTTTTAAATCTTTAATTTTATTCTCATTAAAAAGATTATTAATAGTTGTAAGCGTATCTTTGTCGTTCATTATTATTATATAATAATACTACATAATAATATATTAATTTTAATCGTCATCTTGGTCGGGTTGCCATATCATTTTCTCGGTCATCATTACACACGGATAATTTTTAAAAATTGTCGTCCAACGACTTCCTGACTGCTTTGCTATTTTCATATCTTTTTTATCTATACCACAATACTCGGTTAAAAGATACTTAATGCCGTGAGACGAACCTGAATGAGGAAAATAAGTAACTGAATGTGCTTCATTTAAAATACGCCTTGTATCTCTTCCTGCTGTCGCTAAATGGTTCGTCATAATAAGAGTTATTTTAAAATGCCTTCCAATCTCTAATATTTGGTTTATTAATATAATAACTGCTTCTCTTATTTTTTTATCGCTTATAACATCAACATCGTCGGCAACAACACAACTCTCTTCAAACATTTCTGCTTCTAAGGGGTCGCTCCACATTTTATCGTCTAATTTAATTCTTTTTAATCCACTTATTTTATCTAATGTCTCGTCTTCTTTTAATGACGATAAAACAAAAATAGGACGGCGTTTATACTTCCTTTTATACTCATTAAGATAAGACACAACATAAGTAGATTTACCTGAACCACTTGGTCCCGTGATGTAAAGTATATCGCGCTCCCTCGTCTCGTCCGGAACTTGTTGAAACTTCATATTTTCATTTTTCGGCAAAACTAATTTATTTGTAACTGGAATTTCATTCTCATTAATCTCGTCTTGATTACCAATAACCTTAATAACTTTTTTTCCTATTTTAGCAATAGGACGACCAAACACACTATTAACTGATAAATTACCATTAGACATTTTGTTTGTAATTATATTATATCAACATAATATATTTTATAGTTGTATATATATATAATAATGTATAACGAAGAAAATATAAAATTTGTAGTAAAAGAATTAGAAGGTGACGGAATAGGTCGTTATGCTCTAAATACTCTCTCGTCTTTTATGTTTAAACCTAAGGGTTGGACTAAACCTGATGTAAGCACTCCTTATCCATACGGAATACCTCCTAAAAGTTTATTGATTAAGATGGCGGACGCTTCTTATGATATAAACCCTGCTAAAATAATTGATGGTTGGACTTTAATAAAAGAAACAAAAACTTTAAAATTTTATAAAAAAGGTAATGTTATTATTGTTGCTATAAGAGGAACGGCAGATGGTAGAGATGTTTATGCTGATATGAAAATAGCACGAGGAAATTTAGAAAAATCAACACGATTTATTGAAGATTTAAAAGTAATGAATGAGGTTTTAAAAGAAAATCCAAAAGATAAATATTATGGTGTAGGTCATTCGTTAGGAGGGGCAATATTAGATTTATTTATTGAAAAAGGTTACTTAAAAAGCGGTGTAAGTTATAATCCCGCCGTTGAAAAAAGAGCATTTAATAGCAAAAGAAATTATAGAATTTATATGGAAAATGACCCGTTGTTTAATTTAATCGGTAAGTATTCTAAAATCGGTGAGGTTAGAAAACAAAAAGGATTAAGTAAATTAGATGCTGTTGCTTCGGTTCAGTCAGTAAAAGCACATACTCTTAACAATTTTGAAGGCGGAGGCATTATAAGTTCTATTAAACATATTTTTTCACCGGCAACAAAATACAACAATAAATCAACTGAAACGATAAACCAGTATGGAGATTGTAATATTGAAAGTTTAAAAATTATGAGGACACCATTAAAAAGAAATATTGATGTAATGCTTAAAATAATATCGTTTGGAAAATGGAACCCTAAGAAGCATGGAGGTTACGATACTTTATTTCATACAGCGTTAATAGCAGATGTTAAATGTGATGATAACTCAACGCACTCAGTCGTTATTGAAAAAAATGAAGTTCTTAATATTACAACTTCTTTTAAAATAAACGATAAGAGTGAGATGATGGTTATAAACCTACCATCGGGGTTTAATAAAACATTAATAGAGTTTTTAAAAACAGCAGAAAATAGCGTATCTAAAAAACAATATTTTCAGTATGACGCTTTTAAAAATAATTGTCAAGATTTTATGAAAATTGTGTTGAGTGCTAATAATTTATACAATTCTAAATACGATAAATTTATACACCAAGATATAGCAAAGTTATTACAAAAAAATAAATTAATTAAAACAATTAGCAAACCCGTAACTGATTTAGCAGGTATTATAAGCAGATTAAGGGGTCAAGGTTACGAAGAAGAAATAAGCGAGGAAGAAGGTGAAGAAGAATTATAATAATTTAGAGATATATTATATAAAACAAAAAATAATTTTATATTAGTGTATTATATACGATGTCTTCAATTACTTCTTTTAATACGGCACAAGCGTCATCTACAACTCCAAGTAAAATAATTGATACTAATGCTTTCACAGGAACGATACCGGTTGGCGGAAGTATTGTTTTTCCTATTGTAAGCACAGCACAATACCCTCATTTAGAAGTAAGCATGGTTAATTCGCGAGAATTAAGTGTAAATGTAGAATTTTCTTCTACTAATGAAGTTGATGGAAATGGTGACTTAGTTACGAAAAAGGGTCAAATACGAGAAATTATGATAGAGGGGACAGGAAGCGAACCTTTATCAACTACTACTTATCCTCCAAATATATTTTTGGATATAATATACCCTTTTTTTAGAATTACTTTACGAAATACCGACGCTATTAACGATAATGAAGTTTTTTTTACATCAAAACTCGTATCCACAAGACCCTCTCAACAACATTTATACGATAGTGTTTTATCCTGTGGTTTTAAAACAAACGACGATGGTAGTTATGTAACTCGTAGCGACGGGACAATAACAACAGGTGCTGTAACAATAAACGACAATACTAATAGATTACGAGTTGATGCCGAAGTTACTATTGATGACTTAGCGCCATTAGACGACGGGGTTGCTGTTTATGGTAGTAGCGATAGAATAGATAGAGTTATTGTTAAAACCGATGTTGATGGAAAAGTTGTTGTTGAAGATATGAATAAATTAGAAATTAATGCTAATAAAGCGTCAAGTGAAATCGTTTTTATCCAAGAAGGAGACCCCACTACTTCATTCGTAAGTGGTAGTGGAATGAACGCCACAGTGGATTTAGGAACTGGTGAAGACAGATACAGAAATGTTTTATTTCGTGGTAAATTAGATGCTTCTGTAAAGACCACCCCTAAAATTGGTATGTTTTATTCGCACGATGGAAGTGCTTTTACGAGTGATGGAACATATTGCTCTTTTTATAAAATTGGAACAAACTGGCAGTTCGCATTTCAGCGGAGCAATATTGGTTGTCGCTATGTTGGGTTGATATGTTTTGTAGAATGTGATGTAACATATTTATCTGCTGTGATGTCTAAAAATTAATTATAAAAAAAATTAATTATAAAATTTATTATATTTTTTATAATATTATAATATATATAATGAGTAGCAATTTAGGAAATGAATATACTGGTGCTGATGTAAATTTCATAAATGACGCAACACAAGAGGCGTTGGACGATAAAGCAAATCTCGCTGGTGGTAATACTTTTACAGGAGACCAAGAGATTAATGGTGATGTTAATATTGCTACTGGTAAAAATTACAAAATAAATAATGTTAATATACCTACTCACGCTGACTTAGCGTTGAAGGCAAACCTCGCTGGTGGAAACACTTTTACTGGCGACCAAGTAGTAGATAATATTATAGTAGGAGGCGACATTAAAGGAGTTCAAGACCAAGATTTAAATATACAGTCAAACAGCGGAGGAACACCAGTAACAGCGGTTACGATTAAATCAAATGGTTCAACTGAAATGGATGGAAAGACAACTTTTAAACAAGCAATAATAGGTGGTGTCTCACAATCTCTTACTGCTGGAAGTCCAGTCATAGACAG